GCACTTGGTTTGACTGAAACAACCACTGGTGGTGACGATGGTTCTGAAGAGATAAAGAACTACACAACTGATGATGATGGCAACAAGGTCTGTAACGATGAGGGTTATGTTTACAACTCTGAGACAGATATGTGTGAGCTACCTGCGGAAGAGGAGAAGTCTGATACGGTATCATCTCCGATTGGGATAGGTATTCCATCATCTCGTAGCTTTAATGACCTTATGGCAAGCATTACAACGCCTGCGCCTAAGATTGCTCCGATTTCTGCGAACATTCGTCCTATGCAGGATGGTGGAATGGCGGGTTTAAATCGCACTGCGGATAACTTTCTGAAAGCTCTTGCGGGGTAATTTATGAATGATCTTAGTGATTTTACTAAGTATCTAACCGACGAAGAGTTAGCGAAAGTCGCTCCCATGTTGGAGCGGCTTAAAACGTTAGATGATAGGTCGGAAAAGCACGACAACTTTATGAATTTTGTAAAGCATGTTTGGCCTCAGTTTATTGAGGGCAGGCATCACAAGATTTACGCTCAGAAGCTGCAGGATGTGGCGGATGGAAAGTTAAAGCGTTTGATTGTGAACATGCCGCCTCGACATACGAAGTCTGAGTTTGCGAGTTATTTGTTTCCGACTTGGCTGATGGGTAGACGGCCTGATTTAAAGATTATTCAGGCGACTCACACGGCTGAGTTGGCTGTTGGCTTTGGTCGTAAAGTTAAGAATTTAATTGATAGCGAGGATTTTCGTGATGTTTTCCCTAATGTCAGTCTTGCAACAGATGCGAAAGCGAGTGGTCGCTGGAGTACAAACGGTGGTGGCGAATATTACGCGGTTGGCGTTGGCGGTGCGCTTGCGGGTCGCGGTGCTGACCTCGCGATTATTGACGATCCTGTTTCGGAACAAGATGCGTTAAGTGTCACTGCGTTAGATAACATCTACGAGTGGTATACTTCTGGTCCTCGACAGCGTTTGCAACCCGGCGGTGCGATTATTATTGTTATGACGCGATGGTCGATTCGTGACCTAACAGCGAAGGTTTTGCATAAGCAGAGTGAAAAAGGTGCTGATAAGTGGGAAGTTGTAGAATTTCCTGCAATTATGCCCAGTGGCGGTCCGCTTTGGCCTGAATTCTGGTCTTTAGATGAGCTTGAGGGCGTTAAAGCCTCTATTCCTGTGGCTAAATGGAATGCCCAGTATATGCAGAACCCGACTGCAGAAGAGGGTGCAATTATCAAAAGGGAGTGGTGGAACTTATGGGAGAAAGATGATCCCCCACCTTGTAGCTATATTATCCAGTCTTACGATACTGCGTTTAGCAAAAGTGATAGGGCTGACTACTCTGCCATAACAACTTGGGGCATTTTTCACCATGAGGAGACAGGTGAGGATCATATTATTTTAATTGATGCTGTTAGGGGTAGATGGGAGTTTCCTGAACTAAAGAAAGCGGCCCATGATCTTTGGGGAGAGTTTGACCCTGATATGATTTTAATTGAACAGAAGGGTTCTGGAATGCCGTTGACGCAGGAATTAAGGCGTATGGGTATTCCTGTAACTCCGTTTACTCCGGGTCGTGGCGCTGACAAGTTTACGCGAATGCATGCCTGTGCGCCAGTGTTTGAAAGTGGTATGGTGTGGGCACCTGAGACTAATTTTGCTGATGAAGTGTTGGAAGAATGTGCCGCATTTCCCAATGGTGAACATGATGACTTGGCGGATTCGATGACTCAGGCTATACTGCGTTTTAGGCAGGGTGGTTTTATCACCACTCCGAGTGATTATGACGATGAAGAAGAACTGGCATATGCGCGTCGAAAAAGGGAATATTACTGATGGCTAAGAAAAGAAAGAAAGCAAAGTTAACACCTACTAGAAGTGGCGCTCAGATATACATGTCTGATAGTTATGCTAAGGAGTTCAGTGATTCTATAAAGAACCGTGAATCGACTGATCTTCGAAAGTTGATGGAAAAAAAGATAAGAGAAAAAATGTACGCTGAAGGGGCAACCCCTCAAGAAGTAGGGCAGAAACTATCAGACGTAACGACAGATCAAATTTCTAAGGCTGTTCGCATAACAAATAAAGCAAAGGGCGGTGCAGTTCGCGCTATGAAATTAGGCGGTGCCGTGATGAAGGGCCGTGGGCCAAAATTTAAAGGACGATCATAGGAGGCTTTTATGGCACAAAAAGAAGCAATCATGAGAGCGATCATGGAAGCTATGGGCAGTTCCGCACCGATGACATCGAAGCGTCCGAAAGCGCGTCCGATGTCAGACGCTGATCGTATGCGTCAGCGGCGTATGGATCGTGCTGGTATGTTGGAGGCTTTAGAGGCGGGTGAGATGGGTCAGATGTCTGATGCCGACCTAGCTCGTTTGCGCAAGAAGCTGGGCATGATGGACGGCGGCAAGGTCATGAAGTATGAATCTGGTGGCGCTGTAAGAGGCAATAAGAAGAAGCCAAAGATGGGCTGTGTCATGAATGGGCGCGGCGGTACATATAAGGGGCAGAGATAATGCCAAATACTCCTAAAAAATATAAAGGTTTTTCAAAGTTACCTGAAGCGGTTCAACAAAAGATGGACCCTAAAGCGGCTATGAAATACATGGAAGGTGGCGCGGTTCAACCGGGGTCAAAACGTCCACCTAAACGTCCCAATGCTATGGATGGACGCCGCAAGGGTGATATTAAAACAGAAGAGCTTTTAGCTGGTATGACAATGGCGGAGATAAATGCTGCCATTGATTCTAGTAAGAACCCAAAGAAAAAGTCTCCTTCAAAAGCTACAGTTCGCCCATCTAAATCTACAGGAGCGTTAGCAGAGTTCGTTAAAAACTCTGCAAAGTATGGGGTATTAGGTGGTTCAGCCGCGACGGCAGGCAGAGCAGCTAAGAAGGTGCTTGGCATGAAGTATGGTGGTGAAGCTCGTGTTCGCGGAATGTCTCGTGGTGGTGGTGCCGCTGTATCAGGTACTAAATTTACAGGATGTAAATAATGGCAAATATCGTCATCAAAATTGATATGGAAGAGTTGTCTTCTGGCATTAACCAAGTTGTTGATGACGATTACGAAGACGATTTTGCTTGCCCTCTTGTGACTCACGATCAGGAAACAAATGAGGATCATAAACAATATGCTATGGATGAGTTTTCATATGGCCCATCTCCAAAAAACTGGGAAAAGAAACCAGAGAAGTGTGGAATTTGTGAATACTACAACATCCGTAGCGAAATGATAGACTGCATTGAGCAGGGCATGGGTGATTCATCTGGTGTGGGATATTGCACAAAACTTGACTTTGTTTGCTCCGCCGAGAATACATGCAATGCGTATGAGGCAGGCGGTCCTATGACAGATTACGATGATATTGATGAGATGGAGCCTTTAGAGGGCGGATCGAAGGATATTTTTTAATGAAGTTGGGGCGAGGGATATCCGATGGGACAACTCCCAGCCCATTGGTGCAGACGCTCCTTTTGCGCAACTGCTCCGTAATGGTTGAGCGACCTTCGCTCCAACACCTAAAAAGGAAGTAATATGGCTATTGAACGAGATGCAGGTCCGGGCGGAATGATGAACGGTCAGATGCCAATTCAGGGTGAGGACATTTTAATAGAGCAGCTTGGTCAATCTCCCGGCATTTATGAGTTTGATGATGGGTCTGCCATTGTTGGTGAATACACTGAGATGGAAGAAACTCAGGCGATTGCGTTTGACTCAAACCTAGCAGAATTTATGGATGACTCTGATCTTGGTCAGATTTCATCTACTTTGACTGGTAATATTGATGATGACTTTTCATCTCGCCAAGACTGGGAAGACACCTACAAGCAAGGCTTAGAGTTTCTTGGCATGAAGTATGAAGAGCGTGTTGAGCCATTTGAAGGTTCATCTGGCGTTATTCACCCGTTGCTTGCTGAGAGTGTAACGCAGTTTCAAGCGCAAGCGTATCGTGAGATGTTGCCTGCGAGTGGCCCAATTAGAACACAAGTTGTTGGTGCGCAGAACGAAATGCTTACAAAGCAGGCAGAGCGCGTCAAAGACTACATGAACTATATGATTACCTACGAGATGGAAGAGTATGATCCTGAAATGGATCAGATGTTATTCTATCTTCCAGTCATTGGTTCCACGTTTAAGAAAGTTTACTTTGACCCGCTAAAAGGTCGCGCGGTTAGCCAGTTTGTTCATGCTGAAGATTTAGTTGTGCCTTATGGTGCAGTTGACTTGGCGACAAGCCCACGTATTACGCACGTAATTAAGATGGATTCAAATGAGGTTCGCAAGTTGCAGCTTGCAGGCTTCTATCTCGATGTTGACTTGCCAATGAATGGTGAAGCTGGCGAAAACATGAGCGAAGTCCAAGAGACTATCAATGAAATTCAAGGCGTACATCCAAGCAATGCTTCAGTAGAGCTAACGCTATATGAAATTCATACAGACTTGGATTTGCCCGGTTTTGAGGACATGGATCAGGAAGGATCACCAAGTGGTTTGAAACTTCCTTATATTGTAACGGTTATTGAGAACACAGGTCAGATTCTTGCGATTCGTCGCAACTATTCTGAGTCTGATCCCATGATGAAGCGGAAGCAGTATTTCGTTCACTACAAGTTTTTGCCGGGTCTTGGTTTTTATGGCCTTGGTTTGACTCACATGATTGGCGGGTTGGCACAAGCGTCCACCTCTATACTGCGCCAACTTATTGATGCGGGTACACTCTCTAACTTGCCTGCAGGTTTCAAGGCTCGTGGAGCGCGTATCCGCGACGAGGACAGCGCAATACAACCGGGTGAGTTCCGCGACATTGATGTTGCAGGAACGGATATTAGAAGCTCCTTGATGCCCCTTCCCTTCAAGGAGCCTTCTGGTACCCTTTATAACCTTCTAGGCACTCTCGTGGACGCAGGACGCCGCTTTGCGGCTATGGCTGATATGAAGATTGGTGAAATGGGTGGAGACACGCCTGTAGGCACTACAATGGCGATTATGGAGCGCGGCACGAAGGTGATGTCTGCAATT